TTTCCAGTATTTCCCCAATTGTAGGTAATATCGTTAATCTGCAAAGGAGTAACCGCTCCCGAGTAGCCAGTTTTAAGTATTTGCAAGTTCCAAACATTACCTCCGTAGTTTGTCGCGTAACCACCTTCGTATTTTAATCCGTAGTCATTTACAGGCGCGTTTTGTCCAGTTAAAACAACGTAGGCTTTAACATCCTCACTCGGCATAGTGTAGCTAAAAGACAAGCTAGAAGACAAAAAGGTATTGCCTGGAGAGCTATACCACATTGCCGTATGATAACCCGACTCGGGCGCAACTGCAATTGTAAGCGAATCGCCTTCGGTGTAATATTCTAAAGGAGCAACGCCGTTAACAGTAATCGTGCCAAGACCTTCTCGAACTGTAAGGAGTAATCTATAATCGTTAGCCATTAGCCTTTATTTATCCTATTATTAGCTTGGCCAAGCACATAAACCAAGTCTTGGCCTCTTACTACAAACTCGCCGCTTACATCTGTGTTTTGTTGAAATAAACCACCTTGAGCGCCCCCTGTAAATGAAGAGCCTCCGCCAACTCCTGAGCTTCCAACTGAAGAGCCTCCGCCTCCACCTCCACCACCTCCTCCGCTTGAACCTCCCAGGCTTTTAGCTTTAGACGATACAAAACCAGCCAAAGCAATTAAGGCAACTCCAGCTCCAATTGCGACCGCTGGATTAAGCGTTTGCAAAGCCTTTTTAATACCAGCAATTGCCAAACCAGTCCCAATTGCAAGTTGTCCTAATTGATTTAAAACTCCAGCAAGTCCACCAAGCAAAGCCGCTCCAGCCGCTTTTACTACATTGCCACCACTTGCCAAAGCGTCACCAATTGCAAAAGCAAAATCTCCAAGAGTTTGTTGCGCCCCTCCTTCAATTACTCCAGCGACCTCAGAGTTAAACTGAGCAAGTCTTAATACAAAAGCGGTTAATTTTGAGTCGTCAATATCTGCTATTTCAGGAGCTATCTGAATTTTACTTAAATCAATTTCTTGCAACTTGCCCAAAGACGGTGCAAGCTCTGAAGTAATTGTTTGAAGCTTTTTAAATGCGTCGTTTCTTAATTGATTACCTAACTCAGTTTGTGCAATTAATTCATCTTCTAACTTTAACTCCTTTTCCTTTTCTGCATTTACGGCTTTTGTTGTTGCCAACTTTGTATTTACAACTGAAGCTCCAGCTTGTAACTGCTTTGTAATCTCTTGAGTTAATTGGTTATTTTCTTTATTTATTCTTGTTATTTCTGCTTGTAAAGTTGTCTCTTCAGTTAAAGACTCATTTGCTTTATTAATACTTTTTATCAAAGTATCGTATCTCTGCAAATCTCCCTGAGTTAGAAAACCTTCTTTTTGTCTTTTCTGAATTAATGCGTCTAATTGAGCCTGAGCCGCTGAGGTTTCTTGTAATCTTTGCGCTCTTTGCTCCTCTAATTTGGTTTCAATTCTTAATAAATCAATTCCATTTTGTGCAATTTGATTAGTTGCCGCTTGTGCTTTTGCTTTAGCCAATAAATTAGCCGCTACCTTTAAATAAGCCTCACCAACTTGACCATTTAAAATTTGCTCTTTTGTAAGGTTGCCAAAATAGTCAGGATAAAGCTTTTGCAATTCATTAACCGCGGCTAATCTTTTATCCGTACTAACTGCCGTATTTGTGGCTTGTAATTCTAAGCTTTTTAAAACTGCAAGTTCCTTTTGTGCATCTTGCGCTCCTTTTAAAGTAGCCGCGGCAACTCCAGTTAATGTCTCTTGGTAGGCCTTTAATGTCTCGTCTAAGCTTTTAGCGTCCTCTTCAGTTTTAAAGAATCCTTTTTGCTGGAGAATAGTAAATGCAGTAGTAAGCAAAGAAATACCTAAAATTAAGGCATTTCCTGAGCTAAATATTGAGGCAAAAGACTGTTTTAAAGCTGCGCTTGTTGAGCCAGTAGTATTCTTTAAAGTTTGAAAAGATTGCGCTAGCTGAGTAATGTTGTTACCAATACCAATGATTCCGAAAGGAGCATCTTGTACAATTCGAGCAAAGTCTATACCAACGGAATTATAACCTTGAGTCGCCTGGGTTAGCTTTTGAACTTGTGGTGCCGTTGTTTGAGCCGCTTTCCCTAACTTGTCAAGTTGACTTGTTGCAGTATTTACGCCATTGGTTAAACCAACTACGTTTGCCCCAATCTCAACCTCTATTCTTGGATTTGCCATTTCTTTCTAGTTTACTTGCAATTTCCAACAATTTCTTTGCTTTCGCAAAGTCTTGCGGTGTTGACTCTAAATGCTTTGCCGTCTTATCCCAAGGCAATGGCCAAAGTTTTGTTAGTTCTAGGTTAGCTCCTTTTTTTAAATGAGGTTGTAAACCAATTACCGCTTGAACTCTCATTGCCTCAATCATGTCCTTTTGGTCAATCTCGTGGCCTTTTATCAATGCCTTTAACTCTTTACGACTTAAACAAAAAAGCTGCTCATAAGGGACTTTTGTCCGTCCTACGAGCAGCATTAAATTTTCTCGAGCGGAATAATCTTCGCTCTCGTCTTCATTTATGTTTTTTTTTCTTGGCTTTCACCAATGCCTAACTCCAAAAGCAAGTCGGCCAAAACATCGTTAAACAACTTCATTACATCTTTCCCCTCAACCCAAACTTTTAACTCATTCAAAGCAACTGGATTTGTTGATTTACGCAAGCAAGCAACTTTGTGGCATTCGTGTAATAAAGCGTAAATATAATCCAGTTTCGGTATTGCGTTGCCAGTAAATGCCTCTGCAATTCCTAATCCTGTAAAATCCTCAAAGTTTGCCAATGACCCAAGATTTGGGTAAAAGAAAATCTCCCCTTCTTTAAAAGGAGCTGAATGGTACTTAGCCATATATTTTGTTTAGGTTGGTATAACGCTAATAACAGGAGCGCCAGCAAAGTCAAAAGTTCCTGAGAATGAAACTTGAGAGTTTCTTTCCGCGGTAATCTCAATTGAGTTTAATTGCGCGTCGACTGTAATAATCTTGTCTCCTGAGTCAGTACCACCAAAAACCAACTCAAATACTTTTCCGATGTCTTCCATCAAGTCAAAAGCTGAGAGATTGGATGCTCCAGTAGATGCAAAATCTAGGTCTCCTGAGAAAGAGAAAGAGCCTGACTTGTCGCCACCTTCTAGTCTTACTCCATAATCGCCAGTACAATCGTTTCTAACGATTACGGACTCATTGGAAATTGAAACAGAAGCGGAGGTTTTACAAACGACTGGAAGATTGTTCCACTCGAAAGTAAAGAAATTGCCTAATTGATATGTTGCCATTGCTTATTCGTTTTAACAAATATACATAAATTTTTATTTACTAAGATACTTGGAAAATATCTAGGGTATAAGACAAGATTTTTTGGTAAGCGATTTGGCTACTACCTTGCTCAATTTGAGTTCGACTAAAGTTTTTTCTAATTTCTAAAACTTGCAAATCGGCTGGAAATGTCAAATAATCTAAAGTCATTTTTTGTTGAATGGCATTAGAAATATTTTCAGAAAGCTTTTTACCTCCGTTACCTTGTGCAAATTTTGTAACAATATTAATTTGTACGGTTGCGTTTTGTCTAATAGAGCAATCGTTGTTTGTTGTCTCGGCTTCGTTTTGGTCTGTAATAAGGACGAAAGCGGCCGAGCCTTGGTAGTTCGCTGGATTAATGCTAGGAGGTAACTCCGTATCGTAAACGGGCAAAGTAACTCCGCTAAGAGTCAAAGGCGTGATTGCATTAATTACGGCAATTCGTATGTCGGTAGCTATTTCTCTCATCCTAAATCTTTGTTTATCTCGTTTTCAATATCTGTTACTAAATTAGCGGTATTTCTAAAAAAGGCTGGCATTAAATAAGGGCGACCAATAATACGGCCTTGACCATTTCGGTAAAATCTTCTTGCAACATCTCGCACTTCTTGAGTGTACTGAGGATTAGAAAGAATTTCTCTTGCGCTTAATCCAGTTCCAAATTCCAACCAAGCTTCAATCTCAAATACTGGGTCTCCTGACTGCACGCCAACTCTCCAAGCTAAACCGTTCTCCTCAACAACCTTGTCAATCCTTTGCTTAATGTTTAATGGTAAACCATTCCACGTACTTGGAGCGTTTCTAATTGCCTCAATCTCAATATCGGTTGCCGTTCTTGCCAAAATATCTTTTACGGCCTCAATTACAATATCCTCTTGCTTGTCTAAGTCTTTTAAAGCCGTGTCCAAGCCTTTTACAGTAACCGCCATTACACTCCAACCATGTTTATAATGTACTCTTTGTGTTGGCGCTCATCATTTAATTGTACGCCAGTTATTTTGTAATACTTGCTCCGATAAAAAACCTGGTAGTTTTCGCTAGGTACAAAAGAGACACGATATTGAATTGCAATTTGGTATGTATTTGGCAATACCATTTCTCCAGCTTCCAAAGCGTTCCCAGCTCTAGTTTGTTTAACCGATGCAAACGTAGATAAGAAAGTACCTGGAGTAACGGTTGTGCCTCCAGCTCCGTCGCTTATAGTTTGAAAGGAAACAAACTGCACCTTTTGGTCGTATTTTCCAAAGTTTATCATACGAATAAGTCCGCTCTATATTTTAACTCGGTTGAAATACTAGCCTTTTGGGCGTAATATTCTTGGGCACTTAATAAATTTTGACGATAAGCAAAATCCGTTGCAATTCTTTTAAGCATCGCAACGTGCAAATCTTGTGGCAATGGATTGGAGTTGTTAAATCCAGCCGTATAGGTGTAATTGGCTACCTCTGTTTCGTCCGTTGTTACATCAGCCACCCAAGGGCCAATTGGGTAAATTCTTTGGCCAGTTTTATTATCTGTTACAACAACATTTCTTTGCACATAAAGCATTCCGCTTGCCTTTTCACTTTCAATTCTAGCCGCTGGGATTAGTTCGTTAGTAATCAAGGTATCCCAATCTGAGAAATCGATTTGCATCCAGGCCTTAGCTTCTGCCAAAGTAATTGGCTCCGTTGCTACTTGGTAACTGTATCTAATGTCGAGGGGTCTTACTACGCTCATTTTTTCTTATAGTCTTGTTTATCCACTTTAATCCAAACCGCTAAGCCTTTGTCTACCAAATAGGTGTCGTAGGTCTTTCCTACGGTCAATATTTCGCCTTTCTGAAAGGGTGCCAGGTCAATCAATAATTTTATCATAAAGATACTATTTATTTCATTAAATGTTTTTTCTCATTCCAAGGCTCAAAATCAGTCCAAGGCCTATAACTATGGAAAACGTAAAGCGAACGGATTAAACCAATCTTTAGGCCAAGCTCTTTAACTCTCATCGAAAACAATGAATCAAAAGCCAAACTATTTTCGACAAACTTAATTTTTTTCCAGGTCTTGTATTGAAATGCCATAAAAAACCCCGCAATGTACTCGTTAATTTCTTGCACCCCACCCCCTCCGTATGACATAGCGATATTGTAATGATTTCTAATGTTTAAATCGTAGCTAAAGGCTTTTCCATGCAATTGGTGCTTTGACCTTAGCCGATTGGTATAACATCCAACTAAGCCAAATTTGTCTCCATCTAAAGACAAAGCATCGTGTATTCTTTTGCCCCAGTCAGGAGTCAGATACAAAATATCTCCGTCCTGTAAAACAATCCAATCCTCGTCGTTTGCATTTAGGCTGGCCAAATATTCATTGTAGGCTTTGCCAATGTCTTTGTCTAAACTAAAAGGATTTGAGTAAAATATTCTCATTTGTAGTTTACAAATTCAGGATGTTTTGAGAACTCTTCGTAAAGCTTTAAATTTATTTTACCGCTTTGTCTTCTTTCATTAATTGATAAAGACGAATCGACGGCAAAACGCCAATCTAAAACATCAAATAAATCAAGGCTATTTTTTACATCCATAAATGGTTTAGGAGTTAATCCTAAATCATGTATTCTTTGACTGTATTCGACGTGTTCAAATCCCCACAAGCCAAATTCAGGTCTCATTCCGCCAGCTACCTGAAGACATATATTTTTCAAATAAAGCATACATCCATTAGGAGCGGTATATGTCATAAATCCTTCATGTTCACCGTTAAATCTTATTGAAGGACTATAAATGATGTTATTGCTTTTTTTATCAAAGGTTAAGCACAAATGATTGACTTGAGAATTAATGTAAGGCTTAAACCAATCTTGTGTTTTCGGTCTTACATCATCATCACAAAGAAAAATGTGGTCATATTTTTCCGCTAATTCTAAACACTTGTTTTTAGCATTAGCTATTCCAACATTTTCCTCAAACCGATAATTAGATTTTACAGGCGTTTTGGATGCATCATCAACTACATAAATAGTAGCATTGCTTGGTAAATATTTTTCCCATTCAATTAATGTTTCCTCAAATACTTCTTTTCTATTGTGCGTTGTTAAACAGACTGCAATTGTTTCCATTCTAAGAATTTTGGATGTTCTGAAAATAAAGTTTGATTATATTTTTGATTGAATAATTCTAGCTTAGACCACATTAAATGATTTCTATCACTTATGCTTCTTTCTTTTAATGTTTGGCTACCTAAATGATTTACTTTAGCTGAAACAACCAACATTGGAGGCATATCAATTTTCTTTAATTGCTCAACTAATGAATTGTCAGCAAACCAAAAATCAAAATCCTCATCTAATCCGCCAATCTCTTCATATAATGACCTTTTCATCATAAACGCCCAACCTGATAAATTTCTACCACATTGCCAGCCTATTTCATTTTCTGTAACATCCTTTTGTCTAAAGTCAGACATTGCAATAGGACTAACAATTGGATAGTCGGCGGCTAATAAACCATGTAGCCAACCATTTTTAAATATCAAATCATTATTACAAAACATTACCCAGGGAGCATTACCACGAACTGCTCCAAAATTTAAAAATTTGTTATAATTGAATTTGGAATGAGGATTGTATGTGGCTGCATTTTTATAAAATAAATTAGTCTTCTCTTCTATTACAAT